AGAAGGTGCCAAATATCATCAACCAGAAGTTGATAATGTAGTTATACAGGATTTAAAACATAAATTCATTCAAATGGTTAATCCTAACGAAGAAAATTATAATAAAGCTACTCCAGTTTATTTGGACTGGTTCAAACAAACAACCGGTTCAAAAGTGATTGGAATGTTTTTAGTTAATCCAAGTCGCCGCCATATGGCAGGTGCTATTCATAGATTTTTCCCAAAAACTTTTAGAGACATTAACAGTTTTGATAAAATGTTTGGTGAATTAAATAAACAAAATTGTACTGTAGCTAAACCTACGGGTTATGATAGTTTCTTTTTGATTAAAGCTGGTAAAGAACTTGAAATTACTGATGAACAAATGGTAATCACAGGCGACAAAGTGACTTCAGCAAAATTGAAAACTGCTCTTATGAAGCAAAATAAAAAGCGTCAAGCTAATCGATTCTTGGTTAATAAATTTATTGCCGAGATTTCCTAATACTAAAGTATTAATGTTGTATATGTGCAACAAGGGCTTGACAAATTGATGGATTATGATACAATGGTATCTTGAATTGTGAAAGGTTTATATTATGACAGCGAAACGTGATGCTTTCTTTTCTGCCCTTGCCGCTACTGGTAAAGAGGTTGTAACTAAATCGGAAATTAAGGACATTTGTAGTGACCTTGGATTGTCCGGTGCTCAGTTTTTTACTAAAGATGAAAGTAACCGTGTTGGCCGTGGTTTGTATCGTGTGCCAAGTTCTATGGGTACCAAAGTTGCTTTGCAAGCCCAAGTGATTAAAATGCCTACAAAAGTGGAAGCAGTACAATCAGAAAAATCTGGTAATACGATTCAATCGATTACAACCAATTTGGAAAAAATCAATTTGGTTCCTAACCAGTACAAAAATTATGTGCCTTTTGGCAATTTCGATGATGTACTTTCGATTGTAAAATCGAATCGTTTTTATCCTACGTTTATTACTGGCCAATCTGGCAACGGCAAGACCATGTCAATTGAACAGGCTTGTGCCAAGGCCAAACGTAAATTTGTTTGCGTTTCTATGACACCTGAAACCGATGAAGGTGATTTACTTGGTAATTATGTTTTGATTAACGGCAACATGGAATGGCGTGACGGTCCTGTGACCACGGCCGCTCGTGAAGGTGCCGTACTTTGTATTGATGAAATTGATTATGGTGCTCAGAATCTGTCCTCATTACAAAGGGTGCTCGAAGGCAAACCCTTTATGCTTAAGAAAAAAGGTGAATTGATTACACCTGCACCTGGTTTCACCGTGTTTGCTACTGCTAACACCAAAGGCAAAGGCTCAGAAGACGGTCGTTATATGTTCACCAATGTCCTCAACGAAGCATTTCTTGAGCGTTTCCCAATTACCCTTGAACAAGAATTTCCTCCTGTTACAATTGAGAAACGGATTCTGAAAAAAGAATTGCTTTCAGCTGGTGTATCTGATGATGATTTTGCCGACAAGCTTGTTACTTGGGCTGATGCAATTCGTAAAACTTTCGCCGATGACGGTTGCGATGAAGTGATTTCCACCCGCCGTTTGGTGCATATCGTACAAACCTTTGGTATCTTTAATAACAAGGCCAAAGCGGTTGCTATGTGTTTGAATCGTTTTGATGTTGATACCAAAGCTTCATTCCTGGACCTTTACTCTAAGGTTGATTCTGGTATAGATTTGAATGCCGTACAAGAAAATGAATCTGCCGATGATGAAGTAGGCAATGATGACATTCCTTTTTAATCATTGCCACAAATTGTATTAAAACTTTTGTATAATAAATTTTGTTTTAGGGGTTAAGCCGCCCCCTAAAATACTTTCGTAAATGCGGTTTGTTTCTTAAATGGAGAACTTTGTAATGAGTGCAAAAAGTAAAGTGCTAGCTTATCTGTCGAAAGACAGCTCGTATAACACCCTAACGGCGACCAAAATGCAATCGATGTTTGGTGTTGCCAATCCCGGCGCAATGGTCGATACGCTTCGTAAAGAAGGTCATGCTATCTACCTGAATAGCCGTATCAATGCTAACGGTGAGAAAGTTTCTTTCTATCGCCTTGGTTCGCCCACCAAGCGCATCGTTGCTGCTGGCATTCGTGCTCTGCGCTCTCAAGGAGAGAGTGCTTTTGCCTAATCTTTAGCGCAAAGCCGACAAGGAAGTAACTAAATATTAATGTTACTTCCTTTTTTAGTTTATGGGTATATTATGGAAATTCAAGTTAAAGTAGATGAATTGAAAAAAAATAAAGTGTTTGTGGCCACACCAATGTACGGTGGCATGGCTCACGGTTTGTACATCAAGTCTTGCCTTGATTTGCAAACGTCACTAGGAAAATATGGTGTTGACACCAAATTTTCATTTCTTTTCAATGAATCACTAATCACACGAGCACGAAACTACCTAGTAGATGAATTTCTCCGTACAGATTATACCCATCTACTTTTTATTGATAGTGACATTCACTATAGTCCACAAGATGTTATTGCTTTACTAGCATTAGACAAGGACGTAATTGGTGGTCCTTATCCAAAGAAATCAATCAACTGGGGAAATATTGCTCATGCAGCAAGAAATCATCCAGATTTGGAACCAAGAGAGTTAGAAGCTCTGGTTGGTGAATATGTTTTCAATGTGGTTAAGGGCACCAAACAATTTACTGTAACTGAACCATTAGAAGTTATGGAAATTGGAACAGGTTACATGATGGTGAAACGTGAAGTATTTACCAAAATGGCTGAAGCCTATCCAATGATTCATTATAAGCCTGACCATGTTGGTCAAGCTAACTTTGATGGTTCACGTTACATTCACGCTTACTTTGATACTGTAATTGACACAAAAGATTCTATCACCGGCGGCGGTTCTGACCGTTATCTAAGTGAAGATTATATGTTTTGTCAAATGTGGAGAAAAATGGGCGGCCAAATTTATTTGTGCCCTTGGATGAAAACGCAACATATTGGAACTTATGCCTTTACTGGTAATATGCCTGCTGTTGCCAATTACACTGGTAGATTATGATTTCATACAAATATAGTGAAGATAAAATCCTGAAAGAATTAAAAGAATATATTGATAAGACATATAATCAACATTATTCACATAACAGATTTCAGGCTACTGAGTTTATCATGGATGCCGGCCATGGTGATGGGTTTTGTATCGGCAACATAATGAAATATGCACAACGATACGGCAAAAAAGACGGTTATAACCGCAATGATTTGCTAAAAGTGATACACTATGGAATTATGGCTTTACACAACCACAATATGATGAAAAGAGGTTAATTATGAAACTTTCAAGTGAAACTTTAAGTGTGTTGAAAAACTTTGGTAATATCAACCAAGGTCTTTTCTTCAAGCAAGGCAAAGTCCTTAAAACGGTATCTACTCATAAAAACATTCTCGCTGAAGTATCGATTCAGGAAGAAATTCCTGCTGACTTTGGTGTTTATGATTTGCCAAACTTTCTTTCTGTTGTTTCTCTATCAAAGGATGACCCGTCTTTTGAGTTTGACGATAAACACGTTATGATTGTTGGTAACAAAGGTCGTTCCAAAACAATGTATCGCTTTTGTGAACCGACCATGATTGTTACACCACCCGAAAAATCTTTGAATATGCCATCACCTGAAATCGCTTTCAGTTTGACGGCTGAAGATTTCGAATGGGTGATGCGAGCTGCTGCTGTTCTGTCCTCACCACAAGTTGCTGTTGAGTCTGATGGCGCAAAGATTTCGCTTAAAACATTAGACCTACAAAACGATTCTGCTCACACCAATGCTCTAGAGATTTCTGATGGCAATGGTGCTAAGTTTCGTATGGTGTTCAAAACTGAGAATTTGGCCAAACTTTTGTCTGGTGCTTATGACGTTCAAATCTCATCTAAAGGTATTTCACACTTCAAAAACAAAAACATCCCATTACAATATTGGGTCACTACTGAAGCTGGTTCCACGTTTGAAGCCGCTTAATTATATTATGAAATTTGTGAAAGGTTTTTGTTATGGAGCAATTGTTATGGACCGAAATCTATCGGCCTAAAACTATCGAAGATTGTATTCTCCCGGAACGGCTAAAGAAGCCGTTTCAGGAGTATGTCAATCAACAAAATATACCAAACCTACTATTGAGTGGTGGTGCTGGTGTAGGCAAAACGACTGTTGCTAAAGCAATGTGCAACGAAGTCGGTTGCGATTATATGGTCATCAATGGTTCTGATGAATCTGGCATCGATACTTTCCGTGTTAAGATTAAGAACTATGCTTCTTCAATGTCACTATCTGGTGGCCGAAAAGTAATCATCATTGACGAAGCTGATTATCTAAACCCAAACTCAACACAACCAGCTTTGCGTAATGCGATTGAAGAATTCGCTAGCAACTGTTCATTCATTTTCACCTGTAATTACAAGAATAGAATCATTGAACCACTCCACTCACGGTGTGCAGTAATTGATTTTGGTTTGAGAAATGGTGAAAAGCAAAAGATGGCCAATGCGTTTTTTAAGCGTATTCAGTCTATTTTGCAAAGTGAAAAAGTTGACGCTGAGGACAAGGTTCTTGCTGAGTTGGTGAAGAAACACTTTCCAGATTTTCGGAGAGTGATTAATGAGTTACAACGTTACAGTCAATTTGGTTCTATTGATACTGGTATCTTGGCACAAATCGCCGATGTATCACTATCTGAAATCATAAAGAGCCTCAAAGAGAAAGATTTCGGTTCTGTTCGTAAATGGGTTGCTACACATGAAGTAGACCCAAATACACTTTACCGTAAACTTTATGATGCAATGTATGATTCGCTGAAGCCACAATCTATTCCTCAAGCGGTTGTTCTTCTTGCTGATTATCAGTACAAGTCAGCCTTTGTTGCTGACCAAGAAATTAATACGGTTGCTTGTTTGACTGAGTTGATGGTGAATTGTGAATTTGTATGATAGATTCGATTTTCAGACCTACTATAGAATGGATTAAAGATGACTGGCGTAGTAATTCGTTTAGATTTATTGTTGAAGTGTTTGCTTGGGCTATTAGTATTGGCTGTAGTATTACCATGGCTCTCACCGTTCCTAACCCACCCCTTATTGTCTTATACCCTATTTGGATTTTGGGTTGTAGTATGTACGCTTGGGCTGCCTATACTCGCCGCAGTTTTGGTATGCTCGCTAATTATCTACTACTTGTCACCATTGACACAACAGGCTTGATTAGAATGTTGTTACAATGAGTGATACACAACATATCATTTCACTAATCAAAGAAGCGCAAAGTATAGCCAGTAAAAATGGTTATACCAACCTTCTTCAACCAGGTTTTGTGAAAGAAATGGTAGTTGCTGACATTCTGGACCATGAAGTACACAAGACAAAACATGAGCCTGATGCCTCTGATAAGAATGACCCGAACATTAAGTACGAATATCTAAGTTGTTTTCAAAATGGCAGCTTTCAGTTTGACCGTATGTTCAAAAGTCCTCCTGAGAAAAGAGAGAAGTCACTACATAGGATTAGTAGAAATCACAAAATATATTGTGCAGTTTTTGATAAGAGTTCACCACTAGATGTTTTAGAAATATATGAAGTAGAACCAGATGTTATGGTCAAAGAGACTGAGAGGCAATTGGATTTGAGTTCAAATGAAATATCTCATGTTGGTTTTAACGTTTCTTGGGCCAGGACAAATGGTAAGAAAGTATTTTAATTATGAGTCCATTTGATTTTGTCAATGAAATATTGAAAGGTAAAAAGCAGTTAATTGTAGACGATTTAACTGAGAAAGAATATACACCATTCATAGTAAATCGCAGCCTTTCTTATCATAAAGACTGTATTGTATTTGCTAATGAAATGAATCAACGCCATTTTCTTGATAAGAAACTCCAGTATGATTTTCTTATAAATACCGTCAGGTCACAGAAACGGCCTTTTGCGAAGTGGATAAAAGCTGAAAAGAGTGAAGATTTGGAATGTATAAAGACTGCCTACAATTTCTCCCTCTCTAAAGCTCGTGACGCTAGCCGTTTACTCAGCAAAGAACAAATCCAAGAATTAAAACAACAAACCCAAACGGGTGGATTAGGAAAGTAAAATGGTTGATTTGACAAAGTTTATTGAAGTAGAACTCAATGAACAAGACGATTTTTTGAAGGTCAGGGAGACACTTACTCGCATTGGAGTATCTTCAAGAAAAGAAAAGGTTTTATATCAGTCTTGTCATATTCTACACAAGCAAGGCAAATATTATATTGTTCATTTTAAAGAATTATTTGCATTAGATGGCAAACCATCAAACATTTCGGAAAACGATATTCAGAGAAGAAACGCTATTGCTAATCTGTTACAAGAGTGGGGGCTGGTCACAATTATGAATCCCCAACTTATGATTGAAAATATTGCTCCTCTACATCAGATTAAAATATTACCGTACAGAGAAAAAGACGACTGGCAATTAGTTACCAAATATAATATCGGTACTAAAAAATAATGAGGGTATTTTATTATGAAAAAAGAAAAAAAAATTACCAAATTAAAAAATCGGTATACTGGTGATATTGTCTTTGCTGAAGATATCAATACTGTAATTAGAAGTGATAATGGCATACAATTTATTCGAGTGTCGGATACTAGAAATCCAGACCGTTATTACCTCGTTAATAAGCAATCTTTTGATATAATTGATGATAAATAGTATTGTGATGCCTTATGGGTCACAAACTATTAACTCGCTTATTAAGGAGAAATACCATGACTTTAACTATTCCCTTTGCTCATTCAACCCTTGGCTTTGAACGTTTTTTTGATGAAGTAGATGCTTTATTGAGAGATACTACTACAACAAAAACACAAACACAATTTCCTCCACACAATATCATCAAATTGGATAACTCACATTATATCGTTGAGTTGGCCGTTGCTGGTTTTAGTAAAGAAGAAATTCATATTACCGTTCACGATGGACGTTTGACGATTAGGGGTAATAAAGCCAATAAAGATGATAATATTCAATACTTACATCGTGGCATTGGAACAAGGTCTTTTATAAAAACCTTGACTGTCGTTGATACTATTGAGGTTCGTGGTGCCGAATTCATAGATGGCATTCTGCGTATTGGTCTGGAGAACATTATTCCTGACCATAAAAAGCCTCGCACGATTGAGATTGGTTCTGAACTGAAAGAATTCAATCCTCAACTTTTGAATGAAGCGACAGCTTAAATAAAAGGGTGAAAGCCCCTTTTATATTATGATATTAATGGCCAGTCATTTCCACAAAAACTTCCCATTCAACCACGATTCAAGTTGGTTGAAGGCGTGTTATGCTGGCCAACCTTTTGATTCAAGTAACTTATATCAGAAAGTTGACAATCATTGGAATAGCATTGAAAGATATAAAAAATATTTTGAAAATGTTTCGTATGAAAACTTTATTAAAGCCATGGGCCAACAAGCAACAGAATATTGGTTGTTGAATAAAGTAAAAGAATATAATTATATTGGTTGTACAACATATAGACGATATTTGTTACTTGATGAAGGAAACTTTTCTAAAGCTTCAGTCTCAGCTACACAAGAAAGTGCGAATCAGTTTGGTACAGAAAAACAGAAAGAATACCTTTTGAAGGTGTTTGAAGATGTTGATGTGGTAACAAACAACGATACTGTTTTACAATGTTCTATAGAATCTCAATATTTACAATCTCAACCGATTGAATATTGGAATTTATTCAAAAATGCAATTGTTAAATTATTTCCAAAATATGAAAATAAGATTAACTGGTTTAATGATAGTAGAACAATAAACTTTGAAACTTGTTACATAATGAAAACTGCTTGGTTTAAAATGTATGCTGAAGAATTTTTTGAGATTTTAGAATATATCTTTCAAAATGCTTCACAATCTTACCCCACACAAAGAACCACTTCTGAACCTTTTCCTTGGAGATATCCAGGATTTTTAGGCGAAAGATTTATGCCATTTTTTGTGTATGCTAATAATCTGAAAAAACAACAATCACCTTTAGTAATATTACAATGAAAGAAAAATATATTGAAGCTCACATGAAAGTTGCAGAAATATATGCAAATCTTTCTAGTGCTAAAAGGATGAAAGTTGGTTGTGTTGTTGTAAAGGACAATACAATTATTGGTATTGGTTACAATGGTATGCCATCTGGCTGGGATAATACTTGTGAAAATTTTGTCGGCTATGGCTCTAATGGAGAAGAAAGGTTAAACACTAAACCCGAAGTGTTACACGCAGAAACAAATGCTATTGCTAAAATTTCTAAGTCAACACATTCTTCAGAAGGAGCAACACTTTTTGTCACTCATGCACCATGCTTAGAGTGTGCAAAATTGATATACCAATCTGGTATAAACTCTGTATATTACAGAGATACATATAGAAACGATGAAGGCTTAAAGTTCTTAGAACAATGTAAAATCGAAACACTTAAAATTAATAAGGAAAATAAATGAAAAAAACATTATTGGCTATGGCCACAACTTTGATTGCGACAACATCTATGGCTGATGTTTCGCCGTTTGTTGCTCTCGAGCGTGAAGCAAACAATGCAACTAATCGTGCCATCGTTGGTGTAAATGCTGACCTTGGTCCCATTGGTGTTGAAGCTAAGTACAACTGGACTGCCCCAAACACCACAAAGTTTGAAGGTGAGAAAGTTGATGTAGACCTGGTCGTACCCGTTGGCGATAAAGTTGACGTATACATGAAGAACGAACTGACCAAAGCGTTCAAGCATAACGCCACAGTAGTTGGTGTAAAATTGTCATTCTAAAATTAAGGAGTTGATTATGGATTTGAAAGGTAGCAAAACTGAATTGGCATTGAAGGAAGCCTTCGCAGGTGAATCTCAGGCCAACCGTCGTTATTTGTATTTTGCAAACCAAGCTGATGTGATGGGTGCGCCTGATATCGCTGCTCTGTTTCGTAGTACCGCTGAGGGTGAAACTGGTCACGCTCACGGTCATATGGAATATCTCATTGATATGGGCGCTGGCGACCCAGCAACCGGTATGTCTGCTAAGACCGTAGAAGAAGCTCTTGAGTCTGCCATTCATGGTGAGACACATGAGTATACTGATATGTACCCAGGTATGGCTCGCACAGCTCGTGATGAAGGCTTTGATGAAATCGCTGATTGGTTTGAAACTCTAGCGAAAGCTGAGCGTTCACACGCCAATCGTTTTAGTAAAGCTCTTGCAGCTGCTAAAGAGGAATCTTAATTATGATAGTCCTACCTGATGAATTGGTTGTAAAGC